AGGACTCCGAGATGCTACAGGCAAGCTAGTAAATGAAACAGTCGCCGCAGCAACCAAACTCGAAGATGGCATGAACAAATTGTCACAAACAGCTCTTTATCTAGGAGCAGATGTGCTAAACGAATTAGCAATGAAGATTACAGGATCGAGTGCTGAGGGCGGAGTAATTAAAGCAATGGATGCACTCGGTGGCGGCTTTAACGATGCTGCTAGTATGATGCGAGATTTTGCAGACAAGCCATTCGGAGATGCAATGGGCGACATGTGGGGCGGCATAAAAGACGCACTACTTCCTGATTGGTTAAAATCTACGTGGGACGTAACAAATGAAAAACTGCAAGGTGTTATATGGGCTATTGACCAATTTAATCCTTGGTCGAACTCTAGAGCAGAACGCAAAGCAAACATAGCAAAAACTGAAGCAGATCCACTCTATCAAGCAAGAATGGCAGAAGGAAACTTCTCAAGGACCGTACTTGACCCAGCAGTATCGAGACTTAACGACTTTAAGGAAAGTAATGCCAAAGGCGGAATGTTCTCTGCTAGTGATGATTCTGTAGCTCGACAGCAAGCAATAGTCGATGCACTTTATGAAAACATGCGAGAGCTACGTAAGCAAACCGCAGCAATCGAAGCAACTCGCCGTGCAACCGAAAACCAAAGCTAATCCAGTATCAACAGAAAATATTCAAACCAATGATAAATACTACTATTACATAAATGGTAGGCATCTAAATGGCTTGGACAAAATTTTTTAAACCTGTTAATTCAGTATTACCAGATCAGCAAAGCGGCGTGTCGCATTACGGTGCGTCATCTGTCAGCAAATTCAGTTCCTGGCTTCCGGAATTCTATGCAGGACCACCTAACAGACTTATGCGCTATATGCAGTATGAGCAGATGGATCTTGATCACGAAGTCGCGGCAGCACTAGATACAATTGCAGATTTCTCCACTCACTTAGACGAAGACAACAAAGTACCGTTCAAGCTCACGTACCACGAAGATGCTACACCATCCGAGAAAGAAGTGCTAATGAGCACACTGAAACAGTGGTCTAACCTAAACGAATTCCCTAAGCGTATGTTCCGTATTTTCCGCTCTACCCTTATGTACGGCGATCAATTTTTCGTGCGCGATCCAGAGACCTTCCGTCTACACTGGGTTGATCCATCGACTGTAGACAAGGTGCTTGTAAACGAGAGCGAAGGCAAGAAGATCGAAGCGTATTTTATTCGCGAGCTAGATCTAAACCTGCAAGAGCTCACTGCTACAAACACAATGAAGAAGACGGAGATGGGTTACAATTCACGAGATAACATTTTCCCGAACGCACCTTACACAGGTCAAGCTAACTACGCATCAGGCTCCGCTGCACCGATTATCTCGACGCAAGGCCAAGCATACAGCAACGGCGAGGCATTTCCAGTAGATGCCCAGCACATTGTACAGCTAAGTCTTACTGAAGGCATGAACAACAGCTGGCCTTTCGGCATCAGCGTACTTGAGCCTATCTTTAAAGTATACAAGCAGAAAGAGCTACTTGAAGACAGCATCCTAATTTATCGTGTTCACCGCGCTCCTGAGCGTCGTGTGTTCTTTATCGACGTAGGAACGATGCCACCTAACAAGGCAGCGCAGTACCTAGAGCGCATTCGCTATGAAGTACAGCAGAAGCGCATTCCATCACGCGACGGCGGCGGCAACAGCATTGTAGACAGCTCCTACAACCCAATGTCTATGCTAGAAGACTACTTCTTTGCTACCACAGCAGACGGACGTGGTTCGAAGGTAGACACGCTACCAGGCGGTGAGAACCTTGGCGAGATTGACGACCTACGTTATTTTAATAACAAGATGCTACGTGGCTTGGGCGTACCTAGTGGCTACTTGCCAACAGGTCCTGAGGACGGCACAGCAACAGTAAATGACGGGCGCGTTGGTGCAGCATTTATTCAGGAGTTTAGATTTACACGTACATGTCAGCGCCATCAAAAGCAGATGGTCGGCACGTTCGACGAAGAGTTTAAGCTATTCCTAAAGCACCGCGGCGTAACAATCGACAACAGCATCTTTGAACTAGAGTTCATGGAGCCACAGAACTTTAGCGATTACAGGCAGATCGAAATTGACGCTGCACACGCTAATAACTATAACGCTCTTAAAGACACACCTTACATTAGTAAGCGTTACGCACTAAAACGTTACTTGGGTTGGACTGAAGATGAGATCCACGAGAACGAAAAGATGTGGAAAGAAGAGCAAGCATATGGGCGTGGACCACTCGAAGAGCCAGGCGGCGGCGGAGGCGCAGACTTGCGTAGCGTAGGCGTTAGTGCTCCTGAAGGAGAATTTGACTTCGGTGAAGAAGACTTTGAAGACACAGGTGCTGAGCCAGATGCCGGCGCAGACGCAGGTGCTGATGAAGCTGCACCACCTCCAGAAGAGCAACTTTAAGCTAAATAGTAGTATGGAAGACATTAGCTTAAAACAAATTCTGACTGAGTACTATGAACCTGAAGATGATAAAATGAATCAGGCGCGCCTGGACGATACACGTCGCCCAAGACTTTCGCTTCGCCACTTAAATAAACTTCGTAAGGTCCGCGAGCTACGCCAGATGGAGCAAGCTGCACATTCAGATTTCGTTAAAGATATGTATGGAGCCAGTGCTGAAGAAGGCGGCGGGGAAGAGTTTTAAAAATAGCTTTTAACCGCGGAGCTACAGTACTAAATACAGAGTAATACCAAAAACAGTCGCTTTTTGGTGTCTTTTCACCTATAAAACCACCTATCCTTGTAAATATATATGTTGCAATATGACATATGTATTTGTGTCCTATTGTATGTAATACTTTTGCAGATTATGGCTATTAATCAAAACTTAAGGAGATAAAGAATGTCACATCAAAAGAAGATCGAGCAGGTACTTGAACTGTTGATCAACGAAGAGCATGAGGCAGCATCTGAACTTCTACATTCTGTCATCGTTGAAAAAGCTCGTGGACTATACGAAGAGCTAGTAGACGAAGAGTTCGGTGGGGACGAGAAGGAAGACTTCGCGGACGAAATCGAAGCTGATAAGGATGAGATCGAAGCTGACGAAGTCTATGACGACGAAGGCGGAGAAGAAGAAGACGGTGACGCTGATGACGCTGACGAAGAAGAAATCGAAGACCGCGTTGAAGACCTAGAGTCAGAGTTTGCTGAGTTAAAAGCAGAGTTTGATGCACTAGTTGGCGGTGAAGTAGAAGACGAAATGGGCGGCGAAGAAGAATTTGCTGGCGACGATGAAGGTTTCGGAGACGTTGATTTTGGCGGCGAAGAAGTTGAAGTTGAAGGCATGTACGAAGACGACGACACTGACCTAGACGAAGCTACAAAGCTACAAGACGAACAAAAGATAAGCCTAAAAAACGAAGGCGAACTAACCGGTAAGGGCGGTTCAGCTGGAGCAACTAGCAAAGACAGCATGTTCACAAAGCAGCCAAAGAAAGCTGATCACGGTGGTAAAGCACACAAGATCGGTGGCAGCGATGAGTCAGGCAAGAAGGCTAGTCAGGGCAAAGACAACACACCAGAGGACAACATTGACGTCCCACAAAAGAAGCAGTCCGCTAAAGCAGCAGACGGCGATGACCAGGGCGCAGAAAGCATCCTAGGTCAGAAAAACACCCCTAAGGGTGCTTAATAACACTTTTAAAGTGTGTGTAATATAGGAATGAGTATGCCTAATAAACTGTATGAATTTATGTCGTTCGACAAAGCCCACATTATTGTGGAAGAGTCAGAGAGCGGAAAGGACCTTTATATGAAGGGAATTTTCATTCAAGGCGATGTGAAAAATCAGAACCAACGTGTATATCCTATTGCAGAAATTAATAGAGCAGTAATTAATATTAACGAACGCATTAGTAATGGAGAAACCGTTTTAGGCGAACTTGATCATCCTGAAGAGTTGTCAATCAACTTAGACCGTGTAAGTCATATTATTGAAAATATGGAGATGCAAGGCAAAGATGGACACGGAAGACTTAAGATCATCCCAACACCAACGGGTAATATTGTTAAAACACTATTACAAGCTGGTGCGAAGCTTGGTGTTAGTTCACGTGGTTCGGGTAACGTAGGTGATAATGGTTATGTAAGCGAGTTCGACATAGTAACAGTTGATATCGTTGCGCAGCCATCGGCACCAAACGCTTATCCAAAGACAATTTATGAAAGTTTGTTTAACATGCGCGGCGGCCAAGCAATGTATAACCTTGCAGCAGACGCTACACATGATCAAGTTGCTAAACGATATCTCGCAAAGGATATCACAAAATTTATTAAAGACCTGAAGATATAAGGAGAACGACACATGACTAAGTTCGAAGATATCCTAGCAGAAAGCGGTTTCTCAAAAGAGGGACAAGAGCAGATTAAAGAAGCTTTTGAATCTCGCATCGCTGAAGCAAGGAATGAACTAACTGCAGAACTCCGTGAAGAATTTGCACAGAAGTTTGAGCATGACAAAGCTGTTATGGTTGAATCGATGGACAAGTTTCTAAACGATAAAGTTCATGCAGAGATTGCTGAGTTCGCTGAAGATAAGAAGGCGCTTGCAGAAGAGAGAGTTGTATACAAGGCACGAGTTGCAGAGCACGTTAAGACACTAGAGAAATTTATTGTTGAGACACTAGCTGGCGAAGTTAAAGAGCTTCGTTCGGATCGCGACGCAGCAAAGGCTAATGTACACAAGCTTGAGGAGTTCGTACTGAAGCAGCTTGCTGAAGAAGTAAAAGACTTCCATGCTGATAAGAAGGCTCTAGCAGAACAGCGCGTTAAGATCGTCCGTGAAGGAAAGCAAGAACTAGCAGAAACTAAGAAGAGTTTCGTGAAGAAAGCAGCTTCTATTATCGAGGAAAACATTAACAAGACACTACGTAAAGAGATTGGTACTTTCCGTGCAGACATTAAGGAAGCACGTGAGAACGATTTCGGTCGCAGGATCTTCGAGTCATTCGTAGGCGAATACATGACATCACACTTGAATGAGAGTGGTGAAGTGAAGAAGCTACAAAACGCAATGACAATGTTAGAATCGAAACTAGAAGAAGCAGAAGTGCGAAGCGCTGAACAGAAGCAGCTAACAGAAGCAACTGAGCGTAAGCTTGCAGCAACAAAAGATCGTATGAACCGCGATAAGACGTTGAACGAGCTACTAAGTCCGCTACCAAAGGGTCAGCGCGCAGTAATGGAAGAGTTGCTACAAACAGTGAAGACTGAGAAGTT